CTACTTGATTTCCAGCGCCTTCCTGATCACCCTGTGGCTGCCCCTCTTCAGGCTGCTGGCCAAGCATTTGCTGGTCTGCCCCTGAAGGCATGGCCTGCTGTTGCGCCATCATTTGCTGTTGCTGTGCCATTTGTTGCATTTGAGTTTGAGCCTGCTGAATAGCTGCTTCTTTCGATGCTTGTTCGTATCCAAGCCTAAACGCAACATCCAAAGAAGAAATGAACTTGGATCTAAGGTCGAGATATTTCTTTTTATAATCTACTTTATTATTCATATCACTCTAACTCCTCTTCTATAGAATCCGAAACAAGCATTTTTAATATATCTAAGCTATAGGGCTTAGAAGAGAAAAAAGCCTGAACAGCGGTCGGATTCACTTGAGCTATAAATTGCATTGACTGCATCCAAAAAGGATCCCTGACATATTGCTGTAGGGGATCCACTTCTGCTGCAGGATCGTCAAAAAGCTTTGACTTTAGTTCCCCGATCTTTACCGCCTTATCAGCTATCACTTGCCAGCGCTCGTTCATCGGAAATTTTCCGCCGAGGCGCTCGCCAATAGGGTCTTTATCTACCTCACTAAGAACATCGTCCATAGTGTAATGGAGTGGCATTTCTTGTGTGAGACGCAACGATTCTTGCTCTCTTGTTTGAGAATCAAGGCCAGAAAGAGTTACGGAGCAGATTTGAGAAAGTTCCGCATCGATAAGGGGAAACAGCTTCTCATTTAAAAACGATTGAAATTTTAGGATTAGGGGTCTTATGCCAGTGTCCCTAGCTGCGGTGAGCTTATACTCATTGCTTGATTCTGACAATGTTTGCTGGGCTGTACCTCTAGACAAATGCCCATACCCCGGAAGTTCATCGGGAGACATGTTGAATGCCGAAAGAATGTTTCTAGCTACCTGATCGTAAAGAAACTGAAACTCCCCATCTCCGGAGCTAGACACCATCGGCTCCCACTGAACATTGTCTTCTTTAGATATAGCAAAGATAGGCACCCTAAAGGAATTATTAACTCCATTAATAGAAGCAAAGAACTCATGCTTCATGTTATCAACAGTGCTTTGATCAATCTCATCACTCTTGACAACAAGCATACCTTTTGCCGCCCTTCCGTTTTGGAAATACAGCTTATTGTATGTGTCAATTGACATATGGGTCGTGATGGAAGCGATCGAGGTGTCTATCGGGGAAATGGGGTATCCATTGTGCTCAACGTCCGTAGAGGGGTATAGGTTGGTAACGATCATCTCGTCGGGAGCAAATGCCGATTGAGGGATACCGTTGATAACCTGAATATATGTGTAATTATCTTCTTCCAAGGAATCTAGATCAATATCTATCTTTACACCCTTGATTTTTTTAAGAGCTTCTATTGCGGCCTTTCTAAGTGAATCAAACTCTTTGTCGTCATTTTTTGTTCTTGGGTAATAGATTGTTCCGGCATCGGTAGGGCGAAATCTATTAAAAACTTTTTCATTTGATTCGTTTCTGTCGTAAATAACTTCGGTGCTAAACCAACCAAAGGTGAGTCCGTTTCTAGCCTGAAGATCGAAAAACTCAGAAAGACTCATTTTCTCTTCATTCGCGAGTCCGCCAACATGGCCACAATTAAGAAGTATTTTTTCAGCTTTTGTAATTCTTTCCTTAACCTTTTCCATCTGCTCTGTCTTGATATAAGGAAGAAACTCAGGCTTAATAGCGATTTCTACGCCAACGTCAAACCTATCTCTTTTTACGTGCCCAAACATGGACACCATGTTTCCACGAGCCCTAAGGATTGCGGCAACAAGAGAGTTTTGAACTCTGATTTGCTTTTTGATGTAGTCAGGAAGGATATTCCCTTTTTGTTTATACAGCCCACCGTACTGGCTGGACTTATAAGGATCTTCCGTCAGGGCAAGACGAGGTGAGGTTACCTTTTTTGCTTTCCCTGTAGCCTGCTTTATGGCATAGGAAATATAGCCAGAGTCATTTTTCTCTAGGATTTCAATCCCAGACTCTTTAGCGGCTTTTTCTGGTATTTTACCAGAAGCAAATATTATGTTAGATTTCTTTGACATATTACTCAATAGCTGCTACATAAATAGTAGCCGTATTTATACTATCATTATTGCAGGCCAAGCTCCATATTGTAGATTTTTGAAAGTACATTCCGGGCTTGTTTCCAGAAACCTCAACAAATGGCTCTACCGTTACTTGGGATGTTCCATTTATTGTCAAAATAAGTCTGTCGCTAGACTCTATGTATATAAATTTTTTGGCTGCTGAGTATATATTAATGTCATCTGTCAAAACAAGCAGCTCTTCGGGAAGCGTTTTTGAAGAAAAGAATTCTATTCTGTCTGAATATACCGCAGTTATTTCAAAGGACTCTCTTGATACAGGAGAAAAGCCTCCGGAAATCTTCATTGTGTCGCCAACCTGAACTCCAGAAGATCCAAAAATTTCAATGTCCGATGCAAAATTGGCGCCAAGCACAAGTGTTTCTGGAGCTGCATTGACATTTTCAAATGACAAAGAGGTGGTGGCTACGGATAGCACCTTAAATACACCTTGGTTTGCAATATTAAAGTCCGAACCCAAAGATATTAAATCCCCTACGGTAACTCCTCCTGCAATAAGGTTTAGGGGTGTCCCGTCCGTGCTTTCCAATACAACAAGGCTGCCGTTCTTACTGAGCGTTATTTCAGTCGTAGCGTCTGCCCCGGACGTTCTGGCTGTTCTAAAATCAGGAGCTGTACCGGATTCCCAAGACAAAACATAAGTATTTGAAACCAGAGGCTTTTTGCTCAAAGAATATACTGTCGTATTGTCGTGATTGAGGGTTCTAGACCCATCAAATATTGTTTTGTTCTCAGATGGAGCCAAGGAAAGCTCTTGGCTGATCGGCTTTTCCGAGGACAGCCCCTGTTGCTCGCGGGTCCACTTAAAATGAGACATAGAGGGGTTGTTCGTTGGATTAACATCTTTGTAGGACTGCAAACTTACTAAAATATTGAATTTACTCATTTTATTGCCTTCTTGGGAAAGTAATCTATATATAAAGATTGGGGCTTTTCAAACCTAAAAATTCCAATGAAATCCGTTTTTCTTCTTGGTTTTTCCTGTGTTGGTTTCTTGCGTTAATGTTCTTATTTGACTTTTCATAAGTTGTCTATTGGTTTCTTCTGACGTTTTTTGCGCTACCATAGGGGTGGGCGCTTCCTTGGCGGCGACTACTATAGGCTTTTGAGATTTGGTCCCAAATAAATTTTGTCCTTTGTATCTCATGGAGTCCATTACGTCGGACCAAGGATTTCCGTCATCCGGATCCCCACTTGGTTTTCCCAAGCTATCGATTATAAAGTGATGCTTCTTAAACCCTTCAAAAAGTATTTCGGTTCTTTCGTGCTTAATCACCTTAAGTCTTCTTCTTCCCGTTGAGTCCACAACTTGGGCCCTGACGCTTTCTATTCCCCCAGCAACATCTTTTTTAAATTCGGCACATTTCATGCCATTCTTATTAAATGTTTTAATAAACATTGGCTGGTTGGTATCCATAAACCATTTTCTAGGATTATACTTGTCCCTTATTTTTTTACCGAGCGTAAGGATGTCGTCAAATTCAAGGCCCGGTATCGCATATGAATCTAAAATCCACCATTCCCCACCGGGCATGACGGCGCTTATAACAAAGGCTTGGGCCGCAGTGTGACCCCAGTCACCGCCAACATAAATAGCTATTTCGTTTTTGTGTAGCTCTGCAATCAAATCATCAAGGGTGATACCTAACACTCTATTGCCGGTAAACTGATAATACGCATCTTCAACTGAATAAGAATTGAGCCTTTCTTCAAACCTAGGGTATACAAGACCCGATTGCGACGGCTTTCTGCATAGCAACTGAGCATTTGCCATGTCTGGAGACATTGACCTAAACATGTTTATTGTGTGGTCTATCTTTTTCCACAACTTGCCCCTGTCCTCAGGACTTCTGTGGGCTAGCCTCATTTTACACTGAGGCAAAAGCTTGCAATTTCCGCACCCAGAATAAGCCTCTATTTTTTTATATTGTGCTTGCTCGACCTCAGCCAACAAATCAAACTCTTCTTGCGTGTAAGATCTTAGTGGCGGGTCTCTGTGGATATAGCGGACAACCTTTGGCTCTTCGGGCTTATACCTTGATTCGGGACATTTTTCGGTAACATCCAAAATGTCCCACTTCAACAATCTTAGGCCCAAGGATTCTCTTTTTTGTACGAGAGTTTCCATGTTTGAGAACGCAAATTTTCTAGTAGAGAAATATGTTTTAAGGGGAAATTGATTGCCGATCAGGGATGCAACCGCCTGAACCTCGTCCAAAACTCGAGGATCTCTTAGAAGATCAACCTCGTCAACAAATACGCAATTCACATGCTTACCATTAACTGATGCCATCGTTGCGACGAGGATAGTAACAGAAGACTTTGAACCATTCTTTGTAGTAATCTCAAGAGTTCTAGCGTTACTGGCTTCCACTGTTCTGTCGCAATATTCTAGATATTTTGACAGTTTTTGAATAAAAGATTGTACGTTGCTTAGGGCAATTTTTGATTGTGGCTCAATTGAAGCAAGCCAGCATATCGATGCATTAAAAAAAACCATAACCGTGACAGCCAAGATAGAGGCTGCCAAGGTTTTCATTGAGTCTCGAGATGCCAGCCATA